CTAAGTTTTGGCTAAGCATTCAAGGCAAAATTGCACAGCATAAGGCATGGGGCGGTAATTTGGGTCATCTGTATGCACCAAATAATAACGCATCATGCGTTCAGACACGCCAAGCATATGGGCGGCTTTTCGCTGAGACAGCCCTGCTTTTTTAAGCAAGGTTCTGATGTAAGTGGGATTTGGGTTGTGGCTTTTAATGTCAGGTTTCATTTTAATAGGGCTAGAATTGAAGCGATTAGGGCGATTAGGGCTATCACAATGGAAACGGCAGGATAGTATTTGGTTTCTTTTTGGATTTTTAGGGTTTCTGCTCTTAACTTTTCAGCTTCTAGCTTAATGCGTTCAAGCTCTGCCATTTTGATTTCTCGGTTAAGGGTTTGGGTATTCATGTCATCGCTCCTATGGCGGTTTGGTTGTGCCTAAGCGTTATTGCTTGGCTATGGGTGTATTATAGGCATTTATTGCCTAATTGTCAAGCATTATTTTTAAAAAAGTTTGATTTTTTTTGGTGCAAATCATGAAACAAGAAATCACACAAGAAATAAAACAAGCCTTTGATGGCGACTTAAAAGATGTAGTCAAAGACTTCACAGGCAGGCGTGTCATCTTATCTGATGATGATTGGGCGGTTAATGATACCCAAGTACTATCTACCATCAATTACAGCGGTAGGGGCGTTTTTACAGGCTTTCACGCCTATGAGATTGATAACAAGACCATCATGCAACAAGATACCAAGCTAATTTGTTTGCAAAGTGAGCTAACAGACACGCCACAGATGAACGATAGCATTAATCAGATGAAAGTGATGAATATCAGCCAAGACCCAGCAGGTATCTGTTATTTCATACAGCTTAGGGGGACAAATGGGGATTAAGTGGCATAAAAAAATCACGGTTGAACCCATTGCCGATAAGATTGATGACATTTACCGCAAATTTGCCATTGACTGTTATAACAATGTGCAAACCCTAAGCCCAGTTGATACAGGGCGTTACAGGCGTGCTCACCATATCAGCATCGGTGAAAGAAGTCTGGGCGAGCATGGCGGCGGTGTTGAGCTTGTCTTAGGTTTGCCAAAGCATACCTATCCTATCATCTACATTCAAAACAACCTGCCCTATGCGTTGCGACTTGAACACGGATGGTCACAGCAAGCCCCCACAGGGGTTTATGGCAATGCCTTTAACAGTACATTGGGGGCGTTAGGCTAATCAAGCTGTCTTTGGTATGCACGCACAGCGTCCATGATGAGCTGATTTTGGGGAATGCCTAAGCGTTTGGATAAGGATTTGATGAGTTCTATGTCATCAAGTTTTAGGGTGAATGCTTTGTTTTTTACCCCACGGCGTGCGTTGCTTTCTTTTTGGATTTGGGTTTGGGTTTTGGGGCTTGCAACGATTTTTGGCATGGTACTTGACCTTTTTTTAAAAATGTCTTATGATAATGGGTAAGGAGTGGCTAGGCGTTTCCACCTAACCTGCCTTGGCGACTGCCATCGCTTTAGGCTTTTACTGTTAGTAAGCTGGATAGCTTAGCAACAGTATGGCGATGATTGCAAACACTTTGAAAATGGTTTTCATCGTCTTACTCCTTGTTTTTGGCGTAAGCGTTGGTTTACGCCTTACCAATCAAGCAGACCTTGCTTGATGTGTTGTATTATAGCCTAGCCTATTTTAAAAGTCAAGTAATTATTACGGTTTTGTATGAAATTGTTATGATTATTTGGCTTTTTTTATATTTAAAATGAACCGCTTATCAAATGATAGGCGGTTTTTTATTGGACGAAACATGAACAGTTTCCACATTGAACAAACGCTACTGACGCATATCAAATCATGGGAGCATTTTGATGATATCCCCTTAGCCAAAGAAAACCGAAACTTTAAACCCCCTGATGGCATTTGGGGTAGGGTTACGATTTTGGGCGGTATTAATCAAGTACGCAGTATTAGCAATACGCCTAATATCCTGCAACAAGGCACGCTGGTGATACAGCTGTTTTGCCCACAGGATTTAGGCACAGTGGCAATTAAGCAAAAGGCGGATAGCCTAGCTAATCATTTACAAACAAGGCGGTTTGGTAGGCTTGAACTGTTAGCCCCCAGCATCATCAATGCAGGATTTCATGATTACTACCAAATTAATGTAAGCGTAGCGTGGAGATACTACTAATGCCAAAAAACCGACACCGACATCTGTTGGAGCTATACGGTGAAATTACCAAACTTGGGGCAATATTAGACGCCCCAAGACCCAAGGACATTCACCCACATGAGTGGGTATTAATGAAAGACCAAATTTATTACATGCGTCAGATTACCGAGTGTTAAAACAAAGAACTGATTATACGGAGAATTGATTTATGTCTAGTGGAGCATTTGTTAAAACGGCATATGCCAAACAAACAGGCGAAACCCTGCCAAAAACTGGCTGGAAAACCTTGCCAAATATCAGCAATGGGCTAACCGTTGCCACAGAGCTTACCAGCAGTGAAATGCTGTCAGGTTCACGCATGGCAAAAGCGGGCATGGTAACATCAGCAAGTGTGCAGGGCGATATTGAGACCGAGCTTATGTTTGGTGCGTATGATGAACTGATTGCTGCTGCTTTTTGGAGTGAATGGTCAGCAGGTGCTAGCCCTAATACGCTAAGTGTTGGTGCAACAAAAACCCAGTTTGCCATTAGCAAGGATTTTAGCGATATTAATGTTAACCATGTCTTTACAGGATGCGTTGTATCAAGCTTTGGGCTAAGCGTGGATACATCAAGCCTAATTAAACTAAAATTTGGTATGACAGGCTTGGGCTATCAAGAAAGTAAAACGGCATCATTTGCCAAAAGCCCAACCGCCCAAGCAGATACCGCTAAGGCAAGCGGTTTGTCCATTGGCGAGATTAAAGTAGATGGCAGTAAGCTTGATGTGTGTGTTGAAAGTTTTAGTTTTGAGCTTGATAACCAAACAGAAGTACAAAAGTGCTTGGGCGATAATATCTATGGCGGTAATATCTTAGCCATGCTTACCAACATTACAGGCTCTATGACGATTGCTTATAGCCAAAAAGCCCATGAGATGGTTAGTAACCAAATGACAGGGGCAACGCTAAGCCTTGAGTTACCGATTAAGTTTGGTAATAGTAAGTATGTGATTAAAATACCCAAATTTCAGGTATCAGGTGAAATCCCAAGCCCATCAGGCACAGATTTGGTTACCGTGGATTTGTCTTATACGGTGGTTGATGAAAGCCCAGTTATTGAAAGGCATACCGCCTAATCAGCGATAAAGCAAAAGCCTAGCTACTGCAAATAGCTAGGCTTTTTTATTAACCCCTTTTAACGCACAAAAGGAATTAACTTGTGAGTAATAATAAACGATTTTATCTTAAATTACTAGGTATTTTTATGATTGAGATTACCAATGTTACGCCTGAAAAGATTATCAAAATACTTTGGCATCTTGCAATAATCATATTATTGATATGCCTGATATGCAATTTGGCAGATATTATCCGTGCGATTAGATAAACTTTAAGGAAAAAATAACATGGCATTTGATTTAACACTATTAAAAAAAGACGCTAAGATTAATGCTAAGCGTGATATTGAATTTGATGGGCTTGAATTGACGCTACAAATTCAAGCAAGTGAAGCGTTTAAACGAGCAGCCGCTGAGGTACAAAAGATAGCAAACACGCCCAAAAAGGTAACCAAAGACAGTTTAAAGCGTGGCAACCAAGATGAAATTGGCGAGTATGAAGCCATGTTATTTGTCTTGGGTGAGTACTGTATCAGTCAATGGAATGTTACCGCTGATGGTGAGCCATTAGCGGTCAATGGCGATAACTTTTTAATTCTGCTTGACCAAGCTTTTGAAAAAGACAAATTAACGCAGTTTATTACCTTGCTATTTGAAACTTATGCCAGCCTTAGCCAAGAATTTGAAGACAATAAGGCAAAACTGGTAAAAAAGTCCATGACTGCTACCAATGGGAAAAAATCAGGGTAACACTTACCCCAAACCGCATTGAAAGCTATCAGCGGTTGGGGATTGATTTGCCCACGCCGATAGGCAGTGATGTGTATGTTGACAATATCTTTATGGTTTTTGCCCTAGCAAACCGAGCAAGGCGATACACCCAAGGCATAGCCCTACCGTTGTCTGTGCGTGATGTTTGTGATGTTTGTGAGCATTATCAAAGCTTATTGCCAAGGGCGTGGCTATTTGAGCTTATTTTTATGCTTGATGATTTATGGCTTGATGAGTATAACAAAAAACCCTAGGTTTATGGGTTTTAATGGAGAGGTTTATGTCAAATACATACCGCTTAGACATACAGGTAAATGCCGATAGTGCTAATACCGCCTTGGGAAATCTAAAAGAGCATTTTGATAAGATTGAACAATCAAGCGGTAAGGCAGGTCGTGGTTTGGCGGATGTTGGTAGGTCATCAAATAAGGCAAGCCAATCTGTTCATGTTTTGGCAAAAAATACAGAAGATTTGGCAAATAAGACAGCAAAATTAAATGGCATTTACCAAGACTCTAAAGGTCGTTGGCATGAAGCTGGTGGCAAGTTTATTAGCGTTGCAGAAGCCGCCAAAAGAGCAGGGGTGAGCATTGAAGAGTTGCAAAGGGATTTTGCAGATGTGGCTAAAAAAGCAGGTGATGGGGCTAAAAAGTTTGGTGATGGGGCTAAAAAAGCTGGTGATGATGTTGATGGCTTAAAGCATAAAACCGACGGCTTAAAAACTGCTTTTGGAGCATTAAAAGGCGTGATGTTTACCGCCCTTGCTGTTGCTGGCGTTGGCGGTATTATTCAAACTGCCGACGACATGCAAACACTGACAAGCCAAATCAAAATTGCCACCACAAGCACCGAAGATTATGCTCATGCAATGAGTGAGATAGAACGCATTGCGATGGGTAATATGGTCAGCCTTGACTCTGTTGGGCAATTGTACGCATCAAACGAGCGGTCATTAAAACAACTTGGCAAAAGCCAAGATGAAGTGATTAAGTTTACCGAAAATATCACCACGGCAATGCGTGTCAGTGGTGGTAGTGCAGAAAGCCAAGCGGCCGCATTAACCCAGCTTGGGCAAGCCATGGCGTCAGGGGTGTTGCGTGGTGATGAGTTTAACTCAGTGGCTGAACAAGCCCCTGTTATTATGGAGCTGATGGCAGACAGCCTAGGGGTAACAACAGGCAAACTGCGAGATATGGCAAAAGAAGGTAAGCTTACCTCAAAGGTTGTTTATGATGCCCTTGCTGGTGCATCTGCAAGTGATAAGCTTGCTGAAAAATCCAAAAAAATGTCTACAACCATCAGCGGTGCAATGCAAAACATTCAAACGCAGTGGCGACTTGGTGTTGATGCCATCATGAATGGTGAGGGCGGTTTATCCAGCGTGCTTGCTGATGGTATTAATAGCATTGCGTTGGGGGCGTCATCATTTGTTGATAGCTTGCCTGCGATTAATCAAGCCATCACTGATGCCATTGCCAAAGCCAAAGAAATGGGCTTGGCATTTTTAGGGTCTGACTTTGGTCAAGCAACCATTCAAATAGCCAAAGATGCCTTTGAACAATTAAAATCAGCCATGCAAGGTGTGGTTGATATTGCAGGCGATGTAAAAGCATTCTTTGAAAAAAACCCTGAGCTTGCAATTGCACTGGCAAGCGGCGCGGGAGCGGCGGCAGGAGCATTTTTATTATTTAAAGGTGTGCTGATTGTATGGACAGGCGTGGCAACACTGGCGGCAGTGGCAGGGGGTGCGTTGGCGGCGGTGATGGCAGTGCTGACCAGTCCGGTTACGCTTGTGATTGCAGCTTTTGCTGCACTGGTGGCGGCAGGTGTGTATGTATACCGTAATTGGGACACAATTAAACAAAAGGCAAATGACGCATGGCAGAGCATTAAAGAGACTTGGCAGGGCGTTGGTGAATGGTTTGGTGAGCTTTGGGATAAAGTCAAACAGACCTTTTTTGATTGGTTATCACAAATGCCAAAACCAGTACAAGAGATGGTGGCTAACATTGGTGAAATATTTGGCACAATTGTGGATGTGGTAGGGGCGGTTTGGGATGGCATTGCCAATATTGCCAAAAGCGTGTGGCATGCGATAACAGAATTTGTCTCTTTTGCCATTGATAAAATTAAGCCTGTTATCAAATCTGTTTTGGAGTTTTTTAAAAACGCATGGGACGGCTTGGTTGGTATTGCTAAAACCGTTTGGCAGGCGGTTATTGGCGTTGTCAGCCATGTTTTTGATAAAATATCTGGCATTATTAGTACACAATTTGAAGTCATGAAAGCGATTTTTATGGCAGGTGTTACCATTTTTGCCAGTATTTTTAATGCAGGATTTGAGATGGTGAAAACCATCTTTAGCACCGCTTTTAAAGTGATAACAGCCGTATTAACTGGCGATATGCAAGGCGTAAAAGATGCCATCAAAGATGGTTTTCAAAAAGCCGTTGATATCTCAAAAAAATTGGTTGGTAACATTGTAGATGCCTTAAAAAAACTTGGCAAAGATTTACTACAAGTTGGGCGTGATGCCATGCAGGGCTTTATTAATGGTATCAGCGAGAAAATAGGTGCAGCGGTTAGCAAAGCCAAAGAGATGGCAAGTAGCGTAAAAAATGCAGTTACAGGCTTTTTTGACATTCATTCGCCATCTCGTGTGATGAAACAAATTGGTGAATGGGTATCAGAGGGCTTGGCAATTGGTATTGCCTATAAAGCACCGATAGCCACCAAAGAAGCCAAAAACCTTGCTAAAAGCGTAAAAAACGCCCTTGAAAGCGAACTTCAAAAAACCGCAGAAGAGATATTTTTAACCAAACAACACATTGCAGGCAACCCATACGCCCAGCTAACCAAAGACATTGCCTTTGGTAAATACGGCAAACAAGACACCAGCCGATTACAAAAGTTGGCACAAGAGCAAATCTTACAAAGCAATATCTTAACGCTCACCCAGCAGCTGCACGAGACAAGGCAAAATCTCGCCAATGTTGGGTTGACCAGCATTGAAATCATGCAAAGGGAATATGATGAAACCGATAAATCTGTCCGAGCGTCTTTGGATTTGTTTGAGCAAGTCAAACAGGTAAGCCAAGCACTGATTGACGCAACCAATCGCCATGAGGCGACCCAAGAGTTTGAAAGCACACTAAAAGACATCACAAAACAGATGGCAATTATGGGTAGTCAAGATCCATTGGCTGAGTTTTTATATGACTTACAAAATGCTGAGAAATATGCTTATTATACCACTGAGCAGTTGGCAGAACTTAAAGATGAGATGATTAAGCTACAAAATGCCAAAGACGCCAAACAAGCAAGCGACGGCATTAAGGAAAGTCTAAAAGATATTAACAAACAGCTGGCATTGCTAGGCAGTAATCACCCCTTAGATGACTTTTTTTATGAGCTTGAACAAACAGACAAATACGCCCATGCGACCACTGATGAAATCAATGAGCTAACAGACGCCATCTTTAAGCTACAAAATGCCAAAGATACGCTAAATGCCAAACAGGCATTTGATACCCTGATGAAAGATACGGCATTGGCAGACGAGACGCCAGCTCAAAGGCTACAGCGTGAATATGATGAAAAAATGGCGGTCATTGATAAGTATGAGCAAATGCATAGTGATAAGCTTGAAAATGCCACAAGCCTAAGACAGCAAATCACCGAGCGATATGAGCAAGCCGAAAAAGATGCTAAAGTCAAAAACTATCAAGAGCATTTAACAGCATTTGCAGGGTTTTTAAAAAACACAGCAGGTGAGCAGTCCAAAGCTTATCGCTTAATGTTCGCTGCGTCAAAAGCCTATGCGTTGGCGGATGTGGGCGTTAAAATGGGTAAGGCGGTTGCTGATGCTTGGGCAGACCCATCAGCGGTGACAATTTGGCAAAAACTTGCCAATGTCGCCAAAGTGTCTTTGGGACAGGGGCATGTGTTAAGCATGATTAACGCCATCAGCCCCAAAGGGTTTGCCACAGGGGGCTACACAGGCAACATGGGGATAAATCAGGTGGCAGGGGTGGTACATGGGCAAGAATATGTACTAAATGCTAAAGCCACAAAGCGTATCGGCGTTGGCAATCTTGAACGGCTAAACCGTGGTGATGGCATTGGCGGTCATGTCAATCATATCAATGTCCATGTAACCGTAAACTCTGACGGTAGTAATGTCCAAGCCGATACCCAAATGGGCAAAGCCATGGGCGAAGCCATGGTAAAAATCGCTCGGCAAGTCGTGATACAAGAGACCAAACAAAACGGACATCTTGACAGACTATACCGCAGATAAGCAAAAACCCAACTGGTGCAAACAGTTGGGTTTTTTATTACCCCTTTAAACGGTACTTAAAAGGATAATTTATGGGTGATTTTATCACATTTTTAACCTATATTGAAAGTGAGAGATTAACAATGGCAAAATTCATTATTTTAATGATAACCCTAGTTATACTCATGCTGATTTATAAAGCCCCAGACATTTATCGGATTTATAAAGAATTTGAGAGAAAAGACAATGAAAACTTTTAATTGGGACATATCGGCAGACAGCAGTGAGAGCATCAGCCATAATACAATCATAACCGCCTTTGGTGATGGCTATGAGCAGGCGGTCAGTTTTGGCATTAACAACAGCCGTAAATCATGGCAGTGTAGCAGGACTGATAAAAAAGCGGTGATTGATGAGATTTACCGCTTTTTAATTGACACAAAAGGCATTGAGCCTTTTAACTTTAAGCCTTTAACCGATGAACCAAGTATCAAAGTCCGCCTAGATGGTGAGATATCACGCCAAAAGATGGGGGGCGATGTTTGGCAAATTGGGTTTACTTTAAAGCAGGTTTTTTGAAGGGCTTGACAGTATGTCAAGCCAAATCCGCCATCGCCAATTGTGCCAGATAGTTTGAACGGCTTTTGTATAGCGATTTGTGAGCCGAGACTTTTTCGTCAATTTTGGCAATCAGATGGTTAGGTAAGGTAATGTTGATTTTGTGGCTTTTTATGTCATATTTTGACAAGTCCACATCTACCCATGCCCACATCATGCCATCAAATTGGCTGTTTTGGGTGTGTGCATCAAAATTGGTGGGCAGTGGGATTTCTTCGCCGTCATCTACCAAGCCACTAAAATGCACATGAAGGCATTCTAACGCCATTTTGTGTATGTCTTGCAAGTCATCGCACGCACTGGCAAGATTTGGCACATCAGGAAAAAAGATGCCGTGGGCGGTTTTATCATCGCCTTTTAAGATTGCAATGGGGTATAACATCATCGTCTCCTAGTTATCAAGGTGTTGCAAGGGCTAATTGCTTAGCCCTGCTTGTCTCATAATGCTGTCAATGGTGGGTTGTGGCAAATCTTTTTTGGGGTGGGGAACAGTGACACGACCTTTTTTGGTGGGGTGTTTAAACTGCTGATGACTACCGCCATTTGATTTGACACGATACCAACCGTCAGCTTTTATGAGTTTAATGACTTCTCTACTGCTTGCCATTTCATCACCTTGCTGTGTTGTTGATGTGTATATTATACATCTAGGGTTATAATTGTCAAGTGGTTTTTAAGATATTTTTATTATCCAAATAAATGCCCCTTTATGGGGTTTTTCACCAACCAAACCGCCCATCATCTGATGAGCGGTTTTTTAACTCGACGACATTAATGTCGGCGACATACCCACAGCCCTTATAAATCAAGGGCTTTTTTTAGGAGCAAAAAAATGAGTGAAACAACTCTAACTGAATTATCACGCACCGAAGCACAGGTATTACAGAGCTTTATCGCACAGGTGGATTACTGGAAAAACCAACACGGCGATAAAGCCAGTACCATTGAGATTACCTATTATCCTGATGATGATGGCTTTGAAGTTAGTAACAATGAAGCTAACAACGGTGTGCTAAAACGCAATCGCACCACGGTGTTTCGTGCTGACCTGTTAGCATGGGCATCCAATCAACTGCGTCAACTACAAGGCTATGACAACAGCCAAACAGTAACTGAATTTAGCTTGTCTTATAAAAATGACCGATATGGGGTGCGTGCTGCCCTTGCCAGTGAAGCCACTGACAAGGCAGATGATGGGGCTGATAGCAATGCTAAGAACACAGATTAACACCTGATGGCTTTATCATCTGTTCATTGACTGTCTGTCAAGGGGGCAATACTGCCCCTTTGGCAGGTTTGAGAGTAATCACATGAGTTTTAACACAGACATACAACAAACCACCGTACAAGGCTTTATTACCTTGTATGAGCTTGACGCACGAAAATTGGGAGCTGAGATTTACCGTTTTCATGGGCATAATGATGGGGTGATTAGATGGCAGGGGCAGGATTTTCATCTCATCGCCATCAAAGCCGATGGGCTTGAAATGCGTTCAGATGGCAGGGCAAGCACGCCTAAGCTTAGCATTGGCGATAAGATTAATGGCATACAAGGGGCGGTATCAGCCCTGTGTAGATTGTATGATGATTTTGCCCGAGCTAAGCTTACTGTAACGCAGACCTTGCAGGCGTATCTTGATAGCCATGACGCTCAAAATTACCGCCAGCAAGAGTGGTACATAGAACAAAAAGTTAGCGAAAACCCAAGCCTTGGTATTGTGGAGTTTGAATTATCAAACCCTGTGGACTTTGAAGGGCAAAAAATCCCTGTGCGTCAAATCACCACTTACTGTAATGAAGCGGTCTGTGGTCGTTATCGTGGCGAGATTTGTGGCTATACAGGCACAGCACGATTTACCCATGATGGCAAGCCAACCGATGACCCTACTTTGGACAGATGTAGCGGTTTATTAGCCCACTGTAAGTTAAGGGATAATGAGGGCAGTTTTTGTGGTTTTCCTGCCGCTGGTTTGGTTTAATCAAGCGTTTTGGCATACTCAACCAGAGCGATTTTGATTGCCATTGCCTTTGAGCAGCCCTTGCGTGCTATAATGCTCTCAAGGGCTGCTAAGACTTCTGGCTCGGTATGACTGATGACAAGTCCGATGCGTGCCAGTGACTTATCAAAATAGTTAGCGGTTGCTTTTTTGCGTGCTTGCGGGCTTGCTTTATCTGCCATAAAAAATCCTTGATTTTTATAAAAATGGTGCTATGATAATGGGTAAGGAGTGGCTAGGCGTTTCCACCTAACCTGCCTTAGTAGTTCGCACCTACCTTAGGCTTTTACTGTTAGTAAGCTGGATAGCTTAGCAACAGCAGGGCAATGATGATTGTGAGTCTTAGCATTGCCTTTCCTCCTTATGTTACCGCTAGGCTTGTCCTAGCCCAATCAACACCCCTTGTGTTGATGAAATGTATTGTATTACACTATACAAATAAAGTCAAGTAATTTCTGCGTTTTTTCGCAAAATTATTTGGCTTTTTTATTTTATAAGTCTTTGAATTATAAACAAATATTCAGCCGTCCAAGTACAACTTGGGCGGTTTTTTATTGGAAAAATTTATGCGACTAACCAAAACCATTAAAGAAGCTATCCACGCCCACGCCAAATCCGCCTATCCTAACGAGTGCTGTGGGCTTATCATAGATGAGGATTATTACCCTTGTGATAATGTTGCTGTAAATCCTACTGAGCATTTTGAGATAGGCCCCAAAGATTTTGCCCGTGCTGAAAGTATGGGGCAGATACAAGCCATCGTTCACAGCCACCCAAATGGCAATGCCGAGCCGTCCGAGATTGACCGTGTGCAAATGAGCATACATGGGATAGATTGGGTGATTTGTGCTTTTGGTTACCACGCTGATGGCAAAGAGTACTTTGATGTCAAATGCCATAAACCTACCACTTATCAATCACCACTTTTAGGGCGTGAGTATTATCATGGCGTACAAGACTGTTATAGTCTAGTACAAGACTATTACAGCCGTGAGCTTGATATTGATTTGCCAGACTTTGAGCGTGCGGACGCTTGGTGGGAGCATGAGAACCATGAACCCTTATACGAGAAAAACTTTGACAAAGCAGGTTTTATCAAGGTGCAAGACAAAAACGACTTACAAAAGCACGATGTCATCTTGTGCCGTGTTGGGCGTACCCATCATGTTAATCATGCCTTGATTTATTTGGGCGATGGCACATTGACCAGTGAAAAAACGCCCAATATTGTGGGCAACGCCCTAATTTTGCACCACCCCCATGGCGGTCTTAGCGTGCGTGAGATTTATGGGGACAATTGGCAGCGTCGGACGGCTTTAATTATACGCCATAAGGAATTTATCAAATGAAAACCGTCATTTTACACGGCATTTTAGCCAAAAAGTTTGGCAAATCCTTTGACCTTGATGTCAAAACCGCTAAAGAAGCTTGCCATGCGTTGGCTTGCCAAATCCCTGCCTTTTATGAGTTTATGATAAATGCCGAAAAACAGGGTATTAAATTTGCCATCTTTAACGGTAAAGACAGAACTCAAAAAACCAACATTGGCGAGAAGCAGTTAGACGATATCACCACATCAGACCACATTCATATCATGCCAAGGGTGATAGGCTCAGGCGGTAAGGCAATGGGCTGGCTACAAGTGGTGGCAGGGGTGGTATTGGTTGGAGTAGGGATAGTTACAGGCAATGCTGGGCTAATTGGTGCGGGGGCTGGTTTGATTTTGGGCGGTGTGTCAAGTCTGCTTATGCCAACGCCCAAACTTGACCCAAACAATGAAGATGGCAACCGCCCCAATAATGGCTTTGGCGGTGCGGTCACCACGGTGGCTCAGGGCAATCCTGTACCGATTTTATACGGTGAGCGAGAGATTGGCGGTTTTATTGTCTCAGCGGCGATTTATGCTGAAGATAAGATGGTACAAGGGGTTAAAATTTAGGGGTAATTATGAAAATCTACGGTGCAAAAAGACAAAAACAAAGCTCACGCAAGCCATATATTCAAAAAGATACAGCAAGCAGTACTAACTTTTATCAAGCACTGTATGGCTTATCAGAGGGTGAAATATATGGTCTTGTAGACGGTGGCAAATCTATCCGCCTTGATGGTACGCCCATTATCAATGACAATGGCGAGCCGAACTTTCCTGATGTATCATGGGAGTTTAGAGCTGGCAGTATTGACCAAGCACATATCAAAGGCTTTTCGTCCGTTGAAAACGAGCAAAGTATCAATGTAGAGCTACGCCACGACCGCCCCTATACCAAAGCCATCAACAATAAACAACTGTCAGCGGTGGCAATCCGCTTGGGCTTTTTGGTAGTGCTGGTCAAGTCTTTGCCATTTCATCAAGCGATGTTGCCCCAAGGGTGTATCGTGTGATGACGATTAGCCAAAATGATGACGCAAGCTTTTCATTTACCGCACTGCAATATGAAATTGGCAAATTCACCGCCACCAATAACATTGCCGCCATACCCAAAAAAGAAGTTTCGGTGATTAAGGCTCATGTCTTAACGCCGCCAAATTCTATTACGCTGACAGAACACACACGCACCCATCAGGAGCAGGCGATTACTACCCTTGTCATCAGCTGGGAGCAGGTGGTAGGTGCTGTGGCTTATGTTGATAAAGACGAGATTGATGGTACCGCAGGCAGGATGACGGTCAATAGAGCGACCCAAGTTCAAGCAGTTACACCTGACAAAATTAGGGAAGTAGGTGAGCAATTTAGATCCCACCCTAAAGACCATATCTGA